GGGACTTCCGTCCCTGCAGGTAATTTGCTTCCTGCGAAGCAGTTCAACAAATTCCTATGCGAGTTATACTCGGTAATTTCCTAGTGTAAGATCGTCTCTTGCGAGAGAATCTAAGATTCATTCCCTTTGGGAGTGCTACTTTGGTTTTAGGTCTAATGTTGACCTGTGAGCCCCAACAGCGGTTGCATTTTGATGCGTTCACCGTCTGCCTTAGTGAGGGTAGTTAGTCCATTATCCCATTACGGGTGACATGGTACGTACACTAACTCTTGGACTTCCCCGGTCCTAGAGGAGGCGACTTATGGAATCTTCATTACTGTAAAGTAATGATCCCGACATCTACAGAAGCGAAGAGGGCGAGAGCACTCTAAGTAGTAGACATCCTCCACCGAAAGTGAAACCTAATGAGATATTAGGTCCTACTCCGAAGCGGATTAGGAGAGGAGATTGGTAGGTTGGCACCATCCGAACGATGTCGGTCCCGAAAGGGATACAGTGAACCAACTTCATTTTGTACGGGTAGTCAGGGTTTTCCAAGATTGTACCAGGTGTCGATTGCCGACTTCGGTAATCGTGAAGGTAGGAAATCCCTACCGAAAAGCCTTACTAGTAATAGTATGGTGGGGCCTGAGATTTTTGGAGGATATATCCTGGCCAACCCGAAGGTGTTAACTCCACCGACCCTACCAAGGGTGCCTGCGGCCCAGCTTGCTGGAAACCGAAGGTGAAAACGAGTTATGCAAAGCATCATTTACTTTAGCATAATGAAACTCCGAAATAATATTTCAATGATGAAAATCATTAAAGGAGCCGCGTTTTCATGGCAGACCACCGTAAAAGGTGGTCGCGCCTTAGGGGCAGCCCTAACAAGGGTCCTGCACCTAAGGGATGGAGGAATCACTGCTAGATGGTACAAAGCAACAATTTCTTTTGGTCGCTATGTCGTGCACCTGCAGCGTTCGGGTGGTTGGGCCTATGTAGTCATCTACCTTAAGGCTTGCTGTGTGTTATTACAGCAGTCTGCCGGTGGGCAAAAGATTACAGGGGCTCAATTACTAGGATGTGCGGTTGCTCGAACTCAGGGGTCCGGCATACCCCGTGTGATACCCGCAGTGATGCGGAAAAGTATTCGACAAGGGGAACCTTGGACAATACGAATTTGGTTAACGTTCTTCCAGTTATATCGAGTAATCGAAATACCTGGGAAACTTAAATTGTCGTCGATCACGGCAGTATCTGTAATGGATCCAAATTTCCTAAAGGGATGGATTCTATTCTTAAATGATTGGCTACCCGTCTTCTTTCGTGAAGTCGGGTATAATCAATTAGCCACTTCTTGGGTGCGACGTCGAAGCTCATGCGCAAGCATAAGAAACGCTGATCCCTCACCGTGTGGGAAACCCCTACATGAGGTTATTACCTATGTCGAGAGATTAGCCGCGTCGTGGATCACCTTTAAGTGGGAAGGAGTCCCTTGTAACCTAAAACCCCGGTTACTGGCTCTGTATAAATCAGGACCTAATTCCGGCGGTGTCCATGGTCAATCGTGGATCGATGGCTCCCCGATGTTCAAAAAGGACTCGGGGGGTAAGCCTATACCATATGGTACAGGAACTAACACTTCCGCCATCTTCTCAGATGTAGCCCAGTGGTTGTCTTTCAGTGACCAAGAAGTGAGAGATCTTGGTCCTTGCACTCATCTTTATACGGATTTATACCCGTATTTAAGAGAGTGGCTGGACATTGTAGGAGACCGGGTAATTACCCGGATCCTAGCCGTAGGAAAAAGAGTAATTCCCTTCGCTCGCCGTAAGGCCAGGGAAGAGTCTTACAACCCTCTTCTTACACCCGGTTTCGGAAGGCCGAAAGGCCTCGGGAAACTAGGATACAAGGTCGAACCAGCTGGTAAGATTCGAGTATTCGCAATGGTGGATAGCTTGACCCAGTGTGTAATGAAACCCCTTCATGATCTCTTATTTTCTTTACTAAGAAAATTAGAGACAGATGGGACTTTTGATCAGATGAGACCGGCCAACCGGCTGGTTTCTTTAGGATTTACTTCCTTCTGGTCATTAGATCTATCATCGGCGACGGATAGATTTCCATTAGCATTGCAACAAGCGGTACTCTCGGTATTAATTGGACCGAGATTGGGAGCACTGTGGGCTAGGTTACTGGTTCTCCGGTACTATCTCACGCCCCGGGCTCCATCCGGAGTCCGAGGACCCGAAGCTGATACGGCGCTGCTGTATGGATCAGGGCAACCTATGGGTGCCCTGACTAGTTGGGCAGCTTTCTCCCTAACCCACCATTTCCTAGTCCAATTCGCGGCGTACCGCGCGACAAGGGAAATTAGGTTCTTTAAGGCTTATGCCTTGCTTGGAGATGATATTGTGATCGCCGATCACAATGTAGCCCTGGCTTACCAGGCTCTCCTCCTAGAAATAGGGGTAGAGTATGGACTTGCGAAATCGTTGATCTCGCATACTGGAGGATTTGAGTTTGCGAAGCGAACCTTTTCCAAAGGGA